GATTACAGATGGTATCCCTGCCATTACTCCTATGGTCTTGAAGAAGAATGGATCATGGGATAAAAATATCTACATATGAGGATCATCAAAGTAGGTAATCAAATACGATTGACTATGACGAATGAAGAACTGGCAGAGATCACAGAACGCAACAGTTTAGATTTACATATTGGATATCTAAATGTATTGCAGCAGGATCTCAGTAAGGTAATGACTGAACTATTACCAAAGGTTAAGAAGGTGAGAAAGAAATGAACATAGATAGAATTAAGAGGGATATCATTTTATCAGAGGGTATCAGGCACACTGCCTACAAAGATACACTCAATAACTGGACTATAGGTGTAGGTCATTTAATCAAGATACCTGATGAGGAATATTTAATAGATAAAGAACTCACATCTTTAGAAGTAGATCAGATATTTATCACTGATTTAAATCAAGCCATTGATGATGCTAGAAAATTTATTAATGCGGATGAAATTCATGAAGAAGCATTTGAAATAGTGGTTGATATGTCGTTTAATTTGGGAATATCAAAACTGATGCGCTTTCAGAGGTTTAGACAAGCCTTACAAGCCAAGCAGTACAAAATGGCGTCTATAGAAATGTTGGATAGCTTATGGGCTAGGCAACTACCGAACAGATCAAAAAGATTAGCCAAAAGAATGAGAGGTTTAGCATGATGGGATTATTGAGTGCTGCTGCACCTATGATTAAAACTTTGTTTACAACTATTGACAAAACTATAGACAACAAAGCAGAAGCAGAAAAGATCAAACAAAAAATTCAAGAACAATTAATATCTGGCCAGTTAAAAGAATTAGAAGCACAAGCCAAAGTAATTACGGCAGAAGCTAATGGAAGTTGGCTACAAAGAAACTGGCGACCATTACTGATGTTAATATTTGCAGGATTAGTTGTTGCGCATTGGTTTGGATTTACTGCACCTAACATTCCTGAGAGTGTTCAGAACAATTTATTAAATATTGTTTTAGTGGGTGTAGGTGGTTATATTGTTGGTCGGTCAGGTGAGAAGATCGCTGACAAATTTAAGAAGGAGTAAGATATGAAAGATTGGATAATGGATAAAATAAACTGGGTACTAGATGAACTAGATCCTTACTGGACTTGGGGTAATCTATGGAAACTAGCAATCATTATTTTGGTTGTTTGGTTTGGTCATGGATTAATGCACTAATGATTACTACTACCTCATCACTATCAGTTTTAATTAAACCAAGAATAATTGGTAGTAAGGGTAGAACATTTAAAAAATTATCATTTGGTAAAATCCCAATTAAGAAACCTAAATTAAGAATAGGCAAAATAAAAAAGGCAAGATGATTAACACCTTGCCTTTATATATACACACAAACTCTGGTCTCCCATTGTTTATTGATTTTTATCATAATGAAAAAAGAGACTGATACAATACTCTATTTAGAATTTTATGATCACAGTTCATCTACTAATGAATGGCAAACTTATAAAGAAATTTTATCTGATCTAAATCCAGATCATAACATCATGAAAGCCGTAGGAAGATTAATAGGAGAAACTGAAATAGCCTATAAGATAACTTCTATGTGGGGTGATGAATGTGCAGGATCAGGTCACTCTATTATCAAATCCACCATCACGAAGGAAATCAGGTGGGAAGTTCCTAAAAAAACCCCTAAAAAATCCGTTTTAAAGACCTTACAGTAGGGTTTTAATCTAAATAGCATAAATACCACTCTAGAATGTAAAAAGGGGTAATCAGTTGCCCAATTACCCCTACAGGAGGAACTCTTATTTGCTAAAAAATAAGATAATTCCTAGATACACTATAATCACCTAAAAACAATGCCAACAGGGATATTAATTATTTATAATTTAGCTATTGACGAATTATAAAAAAAAGTGGTATAACTAATCATGCTAAAAAATACAGGAGAAACTAAAATGAAAACACTAGTTAATAAAATACTTAAACTTTTACCTAAAGTTTATGGTAATTCTATCTATAAAGCAGTTCAAGTTGATGGAGGTTTTATGATTAAATGTTGTCACGATTTATATGACATATCTAATCCAATGGATGCTGAAGTTAATTTTGGAACTGACGGATGTGATAAGGCAATACTTACTTGGAAAGATACAGGTAAGTCATTATCAGAAACTGAAACACAAAAATATTGGGATGCTCAAATTTTCACTGACAAACCTGTTGATGAATTAAAGTTTGAGGATTTTCTATTTGTTTCAAATAGAGATGAAGATGGTGATAAGTTTATCTCTATAGATGGCACAGGTTATATGGGCAGTTTTCTTACTGACTATGATTGTGATTTTTCAAAAGCTGAAGAATTTGAAAGTTTAATTTCAGATGCACTACCTAAGAAAGAGATTTATCTTGATGGTAGTTTTGCTTCTAGCTTTATTAGAATACAGGAGTGTGCTTAGGCACACTTCTGAGGAGGTAAAAATAATGACTTTAGTAATTACAAAAAGAGTGCAGTCTTTAATGGACTGCATTGACGAACTTTATAATCAAGAAGGTAATACTTATTCAAAGTTAGAAATAGTTGCAGGATCATATTCTGATACTTACAAATCTATCAATGGTATCAGACCAAGAGGTAGTCACATGGATAGTTGGACTTATGAAGATTACATCTATCACCATGACAAACTTGCGGATGATCTTGCAGACATGGAGAGATACGAGCAGGAGCAGAAAGAATTAAAGAAGAAAAGAATTTCTAATGCTCTTAATAATTCTTACTCTAATTCACCATTCGCTAACTTTTTTCAGGAGGTAAAATAAATGATACACGATTTAATCACAGTGCTAGTTCACTTAGGAACATTTGCTTTCATACTTTATTTCATTAAGGAGATATTAAAATGAGTTGGACTATGCACTACGGCTATTTAAACGATAGCGATATTTTAGACACAACAGTTTTTGTTAAGGAGAATGAGCGCAGCTATTTAGCAGTTGCGCTTTTCTCAGGTAAATCAAAATCATTCTATAAGAAAGATGCTGATAGACTTTTCAATAGGTTATCTAATCCTAAAGACTTAACAAAAGACTGGGTTGATAGTTTTATCAATCCTGCAGACGAAGCTAGTAGTAATTTTATGATCAGAATGTTTGATCAGAATAATCACACTAGAGAAATCAAACAATTCCTTGAAGGGAGAATACATGAATAAACTAGAACTAATCTATGGCAAGAAGCCAAAGAGAGATCAGTTCATCACGAAGGCTCTACCCATAGAACTATGTGATGAAATTGAGAAAATAACAAATGGATATGATGCGCCTTTTTACATTAAAGTAAAAGCGTTCATAGAACATTACAAACAAACATCAAACGCTAAATACTAACCAAAGGAGGAACTTTTATGGAAAAGAAAATATTTAGTACAACTCAATACGATAACTTTACTTTCTTTGAAGGTAATAGATCGGTAGATCAAAACAGGATCAAACAATTAATGGAAAGCATTAAGATCAATGGTTTGATTAATCCGCTAGTGGTATCTCAGAACTTAGAGATTATTGATGGTCAGCATAGATACGCTGCGTTAAAAATCTTACAGATGCCTATTGACTATCATATTCACAATGTGGATAGAGGTCAGTTAATCTCATTAGTAAGAGATATCAATTCAGTTCAAAAGAATTGGACTAATTATGATATTGCTAATGCTTACTCAGTACATTCACCTAATAAGATCCATTACAAAAGATATATGGACTTAGTTGATCTAGGTATCAATCACTCAGCAGCTTTAGAAGCATGTGGTTATTTATCAGTAGGTGATAATGAAAAAGGTTATAGCAAATTCTACAAAAACTTTAAGAATGGCAATCTGGAGATTACTGAACAGGTATTTAACAATGTCAAAGGTTTTGTAGCAACTTTAGTTCAATCACCTTTTGAGAAGAAGATTTGGAATAAGGCACACTTCATTAGAGCATTATTACATCTTCACAAGTTATATAAGTTAGACATCAAGAAGTTCTTTAGAGCCTATGAGAATAATCCTTATAAGTGGAAAAAAGCATCTACTTATGATGATCATAAAACTTCTATGGTAAAACTTTATAACTTTAATAATCAAAGACCAATCAAAGTCTTGTTTGAATAGGAGGAACTAATGCAAGAAAAAGAAAAATCAGTCTGTGATATTTGTCATGGAAACCATTACTACATTGATGCTGATGAAAACATCATCCAGTGTAGCGAATGTACGGCACAAGGCTATACAGATGAACAGGAGGGTATTCCCAATGAAACCAGAACTTAAACCCTTTATGCACATCATAGAGAAGTGCTTTGAGATGGAAGGTCAATTCCCTATTCCTTTAATAGAAAAAAAACTGGAGGTGATAAATGAAAAAGATAGTTATACTACTTATAATTTTGCTAACTTCATGCTCATCAAAGATAATTCACGATCCAAGAGGAAATAAGGGAGAAGAAGTGGCTCAGAGATATTTAGATGATAAATATAGCTGCGAACAGTTAGCTAAAGAGAATACCAATGGTGTTGTTGAAGGCTATAAGGTAGTTCATAACTGGTACATCAGACCATCTTTTCTTTTCTTAATTGATAAGATGGAGTATAGTTATAACAATTTAGTAAAGGAATGTTTGCGAGGTCGTGGGCATTCCATACTTTAAGGAAGGAACTTTAAAATGGAAATAAGAACAGACAAACTGCTTACTGCACTTGAAGCAGCAAAGAGAGAGTTTAAGCCGCTACAGAAAAACGGCAAAAACAATTTCTTTAAAACTCAAAACGGAGTGCATGAATACAGTACCTTAGTAGATATCAAAAATGCTACAGACGAAGCATTAAATAAAAATGATCTATCATTGTACTACACAATCACTTTTGAAAATGATCTTCAATTCCTAACTACTAACTTAGTACACACAGGAACAGGTCAGTTCATAACTTCAAGATCAGTCTTAGGTAATGTATCTAATAATCCGCAACAGATCGGATCAGCGATTACTTATTACCGCAGATATCACATTCAGGCTATGTTAAATCTGGAAGCTGATTTTGATGATGATGGAAACAAAGCATCAAAGCCTAAAGTTGAAAATACACCGATCAAAGGAGGTCTATAATGTATATAACTTTATTTTTTAACGAAAAGAAACAAGACGGAGATAACTTACCATTATATCAAAATGGTAAAGTTGAAATCCCACCAATGGAGGGAGGTATCTATGAAGTTGCTCTTTGGAAGAAAACCGAAAATAAAAATGGTGATACAATCAATGCAGTGACTTTAAAGTTAGTTCCTAGTGAATATTGGGCAAGTCAATCATCTAAACCCTTTAACCAAGAGGAAGATAAACCTAGTGAGAATATCCCCTTCTAGAAAGATCATTAAGGATAAAAAATACCTGATGTGGGTTTGTAGTTTACCCTGCATCTCATGTCAGGTAAGGGATGGAACTTATAAGATCAGTGAAACGATACAGGCTCACCATGTTCAACTTAGAAGATACGGCGCTATGATTAGAGATGATAGTAGAGTAGTGCCGCTTTGTTTTTACCCATGTCATCACTTACTGCATACTAAGTTTGGGGAAAAGAAATTCTGGGGTGATCTAAACTTTGATCCGATAGAGTACGCTGATAAACTATACAAACATTACAAGGAGAAGCTAAAAAATGAGAAAAGTACACGAATATAAAATCAAATCTCTATTCAAGGGATTTGCACCAGTGAGAGATAAAGTAATCAATGACTGTAAACGCAGAAATGAAGATATTGCGATTTTGGTTTATGAGAAAAAGATGATCCTGCCTATAGAAAGTTTTGGCAGCTTCGCTTACTCAGTACCAGTAAAAGATAAATTCACATCTGATATACATCAGTTATTGTATTTTGAATTTAAGGAAGAATCTAAACAACAAACTAATTTATTCTAAGGAGGAACAATGATGAATAAAGAAGGATTTGAACATTGGGATCTATTGCCCATGTCATACTCAAAATTAAACTCATGGAGGTCATACCCCTGCCAGTTTATTATTAATAAAATATTTAAGATCAACACAGGTACTAATCCTGCCATGTTTACAGGGATCATTGTTGAAGAATTATTAAAAGATTTATTAATGGGAAATGAATCTGAAGATAATACTCAAATGAAGTTAAGAGATTTTCAGCAAACTCTTAAAGATTATCATAATCAGGATGAAGTAGTTAAATATCTTAAACTTATTCCAAAGTATTATGAGAATTGCAGAGCATTATTTAATAGATTTGGAAATCAACCGCTACACTCTTATCAAGAAGAATTAACTGTAGAAATAGAGGGTATTCCCTTTATTGGTTATTCTGATTTTGTCTGGGATTTAGGAGATGAAGGAATGTTTATTTTTGATCTTAAGACCAAAGGTAGAATGGCAATTAATCATTCTGATAAGTTGCAGCAGCTAATCTATAAAAAGGCATTAGAACAGAAATATCAAAAACCAGTTCACTGCAGCTTATTTGTAGTCACACCTACAAAACATCACTTTGAGGAAATAGAATTTACTGATGAGCATGAAATAGAGATCAGAAATATCCTTAAAGGTATGGATAGGGTGCTGCAGATATGTGATGATCCTAAAGACTGGGCATATATCTATCAACCTAATGTAGATGATTTTATCTGGAATAACCCCAAAATGGTTGAAGCAAGGAAACAGATATGGGGTATCTAATGGTTAGCAACAGAGGATTTGTACCTAATAAGGAAAGAGTAGTTATTAGATGCGAGAATTGTTGGAGAAAATTTACTAAATTTATGTCAATAAGATTGTATCAGCATAAAGAAATCTATAAATGTATAAGCTGCTACAATAAGGGGAGAAACTTAAATGGCTAAAATGATATTTATCAATTATTGCCCTGATGATCAATTATCTGGGTGCATGATCCTCAGTTATAAAGCTGAATTAACTTATAGAAGGCTACAGGATCTAATTTATACCAATGATGATCTTTTATTTGATGATCCTATTATCTGGGAACTAGCAACTAGAGGATTTTGCGAAGATTTACCAGAGGTCAAATCTGAACTCATCAAGAAGGGTAAGATCAGAATAGAGGATGGAAAGATCAGGAATAAGAGATGTTCTGAGGAAATCCAAGCAGCTAAAGATAGACACGATAAATCAAAGAAAGCTGCAGCAGCTAGATGGGGTGTTCCAAACAAGTCAGTTGGTACACCAAATAGGGATAAAAATACAACACCTGATGCTAACGCATCATCCGAGCATATGCTTGAAGGATCGCAACCACTAACTACTATCCACTATCCACTAACCACTAATAACAAACCAAATATATATACACAGGAGTTTGATACTTTCTGGCGAAAGTATGTTCTTGATGAGAATGATAAAAGATCAAATAAGTGGGATAGCTATCAGCAGTGGAAGAAGTTAAAAGATGAGTACAAAGAATCTTTAGGCGAGAAGTTCCTTACCTACAGAAATCAAAA